TACATATTGCTCAGCCTTCTGTGCAGCGTAAAGAACTGGGTCAACAGCCTTTGCAACGCTTGTATCAACAGTAGAAAGTCCAGCCTTTTTCAAAGCCTTCTGTGTTCCAGCCTCAGCGGCAATACCTGCTGCAGCGGCAGCGGTTGGGTCACCTTTAAATGTTTGTGCAGCACCTAGTTGAGCGCCAGATGATGCAACATTTCCAACAAGTGCACCAGGAATCGATGCAATTCCTTTAGCAGCACCTTTAAGAGAGTTGATGAAGTCTTCCCATAACGGCATTACTTCACCTCCGCTGCTGTAAATGTATCAGGGCTACCACCTTGTACTTCATTACCAGTGATAGTAAGAATAAAGATATCTCTATCTTCTGGTGATTCCCAAGGAACCATTGCCAAAGGAATTGCTATTTCATAATTGTCATAACCTAGAGAGTTAGCAAACTTGTCTAGATGGTCAAAGAAGTTATTTTCTACCCATCTCATCAAAGTATCTGTTTTTTCAGATAGTTGACAAACTGCTTGTAAGAATCAGGTGCACCCTGTAAGCGAGTAGCATTCATCAAATCTGGAAGATAACGCTTAATTAGTGCTACGTTTTCATCTTGATTAATTGCAGATGTTAAACGTGGATTTAATGCTTCTGAACCACGACCACGACCCATATCTACACCATCAGAAATAGGTAACATCTCTGTAGGTTCAGCATCAAGTGGTGTAAGTCCAGCCAACATTGATTCCATTGGGTTTGTAGGAGCCTTTACTTCAGGAACTGGGTTACCAGCCATAGGTGCACCACCCTGCTGTGCCATAGTTTCTACTCCTGTTGAGCCTAAACTCTTCATACCTGGAATATACTTAGGTGCTTGCTTGCCAGTTCCACCTGCTCCGCCTGTAGCAGAAATGTTTGCAGGGTTATACTGAGGACCACCATTGGCGCCACCACGATTTTCTGGTGCAGTTGTCATTCGTCATCCTCTTCTTCTAAGAAAGTATCTTCAAGTTCACTGTTGTACTCTTCGGCTAAGCGCATCATTCCTACTGCGTTCCAAGGAGTCATTGCTTCGCTAACTTCTGTGTGAAGAAAGCGGTTACCTTCGTAATCTGCCCATTCGGATATTAAAACCCAGCCTGATGCAATGTAGTTCTTGCCTGTGTTGTCTGTATCTACAAGAAGTCGCAGAGCGTCTTCAACTGTTTTGCGGAATTCAGCACTCATTTCTTTAACTGAGTTTCTGTAATGAATGGTTCCGCTGTCTTACTGTCATTAAGTGCAGCAATAGATGCTGCTTGTTCAGGTGTAGCACCTGCATAGAGTGCACCTAGGGCTAAATCGCCACCAGTGCCTAAGCCGTAGTAGCCTGAATCGCTACGAGATACTGCAAAGTCGCTGTCAATCTCAAACAAACTACCATTGAGTCCAACAATTATGTTAATCTCAAAGTCTTTATCTGGTGATTTAGAGTCAAGCAGACCAGCATCTGTAAGAAGTTGCTTAAGTGATGGTGCTACTTTGTTGACCATAAACTGAAATATGTTAGTTCTGTCTTTTGCTAGAAAGGCTGGTGGTTTCCAAGTGTGTAATACAACCTGTAACGCACGAACATCTCCTGCAACTCCCACAAGATAGTTACCATTAATAATAACTTTAACCATATCTGGGTGAGAGTAAATCTTTGAGTCACCTACAACGCGAGAATCGCCAAGAACTACACATCGATTTGCGTATTCAACACCAATAATTGTTGTCATTGTCCCCTACCTTAATTATCTACGTGCTACGGTTCTTACGCTTCCGCTGCCTTCTCCTGCGCCTGAAAGGCTAGAGAGAATACTCATAATGTCTGGTGGTGCTTGCTCTGGTGGTGCAATTTCTGGTCCACCTTCTGGAGCAATAGCGCCTCCTGCTGGAACGCCTTCGGGAGCAGGGGACATTTGCTCAACCATTTCTGGTGCCCCAGCAGGAGGAACTTGCTGCTGCGGAGCGAATGTGGCTTCAATTGCGTCTTCTAGTGCTTGACCCTTTTGACGAGCCTTGATAACCGCAGCAATCTTACGTACTACTTCTGAAGCATCCTGACCTTGTGTTGCCATCTGTGGGATGGCTTGTGTGTAGGCAGTTAGCGAACCAAGTAATGCGGCACGCATATCTTCAATTTCAATCTTCTCAAGTTCTTGTGTTACGTTCACAGTAAATGGAAGTTCTCTCATAGCCATATCTCGGCTGATGAGTTTTCCTCCAAGTGCTTGAAGCATAAAGATAAGACCTTGCGCTGGGTTAAGACCAGCAAGCATACCGTAGCGAACATCAGCAGAATAGTCATTCTTGATGTCTTTGGCTGGCTTGTATGTGATTTCATATGGAGAACCTGAATCTACTCCGCGAATTGTTTTTTCTTCTGGATACATACGCTCATCAACCTCAAAGCAAAGGCTTATAATGTCGCGTAGTGCCGCTGCAAAGATTGCTTGAGCAGACTTAACCTGGGTATCAAATGCACCCATAAGAGCCTGTACGCCTTGTCCAGTGACGATAGAGGCATCAATGTTACCTGTACGTGATTCAGGATAACGAGTACCAACACGAAGTTCTTGGTTAAGCAATGTCTGCTCAGTAAATGCACCTTGGGGAAGTGTTAGTTCTACGCGGCGTACACCTGCTGGGTTTGCAGTACGGATAACTGCGTCTCCACCAAGTTGTAGTTCCTGTACATCCTGTGGAAGTACGATAGGAGCCTGAACAGATTTCTCTGCTGCTTCCATTGCAAGCAATGCAAAGCGATTGCGTAGTAACTGAATACCCAAGACGTCATCAAATTGTCCACGAAGTTCACCATCAACAGATGGTTTACGTGCAACAACAACCATCATCTTACCCATTGGGTTTTTGACCTTTGAAAGAATTAGGTCTTGACGTGTTGGTAAGTAGATGATTGACTGGTCTTTGTCATAGTAGCGAATTAACTCAACCTCGTTATTAAGGTCTTGCTTGTAGCCTTGACCACCAAGCAATTCTCTTTCAAACTCTGGAAACTGAGTAACGAGTTCGCCCAATGTCATCAGGTATCTCTTAGCAAATGCCACACAGCGTCCATAGCGGTCAAACTCTGGATAGGAACCTATCGGGTTTTCTATGCGGATACGTGGCAGTTTTGCTTCTTCGTCCAATTCAATAATGAACGGAACGAAACCATATGTAATATACCAGTCTGCACCTGAGTACATTTGTACCGATAGGTCAGAATGTGAAAAATAATTTGATGCAATTCGAGTGCGCTTGTCTGCAAAGGCACGCGCTCTGTCGTTGACAGCGTTGGCTGCAGAGCAGTTGACCGCTGGTAGTGGTGCCATAACCTCTGAAAGGTCACGTGCCACAACATCAATGAAGTTAGCAACTACGTTGGCATCTACGCCATCTGGAAAGAAGTCAGGGTAAACCTGTGAGATTTGACCCTTACGGACAGCAAGGACGTCAAGGTTGCGAGCATCTCTCTCGCTATTGCGGTAGCGCAAAGATTGAACACGCGCTGCTACCTGTTCCATTGATAATGCCATTATTGTCCTAACGTAGATTTACAATTATTAACAACTTTGTTTTACAGAGTGTCGTGTGTTTCTCTAAAAAGTTCGTCTTTAATAGCCTTCTTAATTTTACTTACTACAGATGGCTTATTCTTTTTAGGTAGTTGAGGTCCTTGAATTTTTGCAGGACCCATCATACCGCCTTGCAATGGCTTGTAGATAGGCGCAACAGACCTACCACCTGAACCACTAATTCCACTCGTTGTTCGAGTCATTGAATTAGAAACTCTTGGAGTCGTTGCTGCAGTTCCAGTAATTTTTACCTTAGTTGCTGGTTTTATTTTTTCTGTCTGTTTTTTTATTTCAGACTTAGGAACACGCATTTCTGGCATAGTATTCTCCTATTGTAGAATTAAAAATTAACGACGCTTGTTGCTTCCCATAAGTCGTGCAGGCTGGTCACCTGTAATAGTCATATATTTCTTAGATGGTGTTCCTTTTGCGCCAGATGTTGCAGCCTTGGCTGTTTCGCCAACTTGCTTCTTAACTTCTTTTGCAGCAGCCTTAAGTTGGTTTGCTGTTCCACCAAGTGCGCCAGCATTTCCTTTGTCGCGTACTACAGCGCCGAGGTTTCCAACCGCTGTAACAATGTCGCGTGCTTCGCGTGCTGTTACGCGGAAACGATTAGTAATATCCTGAATTAGGCTTTCTTTTGCTTGTGTCTTTTTGACAGGTGTAAGTTCCTTCATTGGTTGATTTCTTGCATTTCCACCAGTTGACTTAGCGGTTCCTGTAATCTTTACTGTCTTTTTCATTTGTGCCATTTTGTTTTATCCTTATCCGTATTGTTGTGACCATTGGTCTGCAAATGCGTCATCTAGGTTGATAGCGAATCTGCGTTCCGTCTGAGCGCGTGTCGCCCAACGGTTGCTTTGATATTGCGATGCTTGACTTGACCTCTGCATTAACTCTCTAATACGGATGACCGCAAACCATAGAGCCATTACAACGTCAGTGGGGTTTCTAGTATCTGGCTTCCACGTAATGAGTTCCTGTACAAGGGTCTTTAAACCCTCAGAGCCTTCATTGCTTGGTAGTTCGATGATGTTGTTATCTTGGAATCTGCCATCTCGTGTGTTACCAAATAAGGTAGCCATAGATGCCACACCAAAAGAAGTGTCCCACTTATTCTTGCCAGTAAAATGTGAATTCAGTTGCGTACCGTAACCTGCTAAGAAGTTTCGTAGATGGTCGTCCAGCGCATACGCTTTCTGATGAGCATTGATTTCGATACGCAATTCCTGAGGGCGGTATTTCTCCACCCAATCTTCGATTAAATTTTGAATCTTCTGTGGATTAGGGTCTGTCATATTGACAGCATCTAGCACATAGATTTTTCCGTCAGCCTTGTTGTAGGTACAGACCACGGCTCCTGTTGCACCTGCCATAGCAGGGTCAAGACCAATGATGGTGTAGCCCTCAACGTGACGAGGATGTCCTGGGTTACCCGCCTTTAGCGGTCCTCTTTTTCGCATTCCATTGACTGAGCCAGCCACACAGGTTGGAGAGAATATCGAGTCTTCTTGGACGTCTTCTTGTTGGTAGACCATAGCCCAGACAGAAGGCGCCACCTCAGAGCGGCGCGTAAAGAGAGCGGGTCCATCCCATTTCGGATAAAGTCCGTCGGCATCAGGTTCGTCCACATCTCCTTCGGGTCTATCAGTTTTAGCCCAAAGGGTTTTCCAATTTGCAGGTTTTTCGTCAAATTCTAAAACGGCTGGCATAGCCATATAAGTGAAGGGTGATTTGCCACCAGTCCACTGTGAGCCATCCCGTAGCATCTTGTAGAGGTCAATCGGTGAGACTCTGGTACCTACGATGATAAGTTTACCGTAGCGTCCAAGACGGGTAATAACTTCCTTCTGAAGCCATTCCATCTGCTTTTCCCACTCGTGGGCGTTAGAACCCATCACAGCGTCATCGACAATAATCAGGTCGGCACGAGCACCGTAAATCTGGGAACCAAGTCCTAGTGCTTGAACTGTTGGGTCTTTTTCGCCACTATCGCGTCCTGTACCCAAATAAATCATATCTGCAGACCACGTAGTGGCGTCTGCCTTATATCCGCCATTTGGACCAAAAGCAGTCTGCAGTTTAATAAAGGCGGGGTGGTTAAGGCGAGTCTTAATCGCACCAAGGAACTTGCGTGCCATACCCTGAGTCTTTGAGACAATGATGACTCGTGAGTTAGGGTTGGTCACAATCTTGTAGACCACGTAGTTGGTCGTGATGACCGTAGACTTTGCGTGCTCAGGTGGCACATTTACGAGCACTCTGTTGACAGCGCCTGGCTCGTAGGTCATAGCAGGGTGTATCCAGCGCGGCTCGCGCCCCTCAATCAGGTCAATCCAGTTGAGGTGGTGAGGGAACATCTTAGTATCTAAGAACTGCTCACAGAAGTCTGGGAAGGAGATTTCCTTTAGGTCGCCTAGGTCTGCGATTACCCCTTTACCGACCAGTCGGGCTTTGTCGGCTCGTTCCTTAAACTCAGGTTCATTCATTGTCCACTGGCGGAAGGTGACGTCGTTGCGTCCCACAGATGCCATAGCCGCCGTAATGGTCGAGCCTTGCTCTAGTTGGAGTAGAACTTTCTCCTGCGCCTCGCGCTTGGGGATGTTCTGAATTCCTGGCTTGCGTCCCATAGGTGCCCCCTAAAGTTGCCCTCTGTAGAGGTTATAAAACGATGTATAAACGGTACCCGTTAGACGGCATAACTGTGGTAATTAT